AGGCACGGTGCTGATATAAAATTCATAGTAGAACAACTGTATAAATCTACTGGTGATGTCACATCTTTCTGCAAAGCCATAGCAAGGACACTTGTTGTTTATACAAATGGTAATTTAAAAGCAGTTTCTAAATGTGAAAACTGTGGCTCTACGAACATTTCTAATAGTGGGGGTTGCATTACGTGTTTAGACTGTGGGCATAGTAAATGTTTATAATATGGGACTTAATTTAAAAAATAAGAATTTAAAAACATACGTCGACTCATTTGGGTTAATGTTAACAAAAAACAAGCCTTATGAAAAGACAGGCGATGATGGTAAGGGGGATTGCATAGGTAGGACAGCTTTGGCTTTATATACTTATGGCTATAACTCAAAATTATTAAACGGAATTTTAAAATGTTACGATGACAATTACAAGGGGTGGAGACACCCAGAATATATTGGCGACTATGACAAAGACAATCTAAGTAGGGACCATGTATTCTATACAATCTTTATACTAAAATACTTAGGGCAAGATGACAAACTTAAGGAATTTTCAAAACACATTAAATGGCGAATAAGTAAAAAGTATACATACTCAACCGATTTGTTGAGTTGGGTTAAGTATATATGTACTGGTAAAAAAGTGTATTTATATTTGTATTATTTGCAGGTAATACCTATTTTATTTGTTAGCGGTATTTACAATAAATTTATAAGGTGGTTGTTTGGATTTAAAGAATTGCCACAGAATGTATATAAGCACGGTAATTTTTTTAAACTCTCTAAAGTAAAAAAATTCTTTGCTAAGACATTATTTCCTACATATTCTATCTTTCAGGCCACTTTACAATATGAATTATTGCCAGATTCTTTGCTAAAAAGAGTTTTAAATAAGGTTTTATCACTTTTAATTACAGAACATAATTATGTAATGAAACTTATTTTGGGTATTAACGTATCAAAGTATAGAAACTATATAGAGTCGTATAGACCGTCGCTAGGATTTAGGTGGACTTGTAATTTGGATGATACTAATGATAGAGATATGACTATTATAGAATATGAGGACAACTGTATAGATTATGACTTGTTAAATAAGTTATATTATGAAAAATATAGAACTTATAAAAAAGCTTAGGAAACTTCCTCCTGACTTAGACGTTTTTGTTAAGGGTGATATTGACGGTGAGAATTACTATGATGTAATTGATATTGATTTAGACAGAGATGAGGAAGGTGATTTCGTATCTATTATACTTGATTATTAAAATTAAAATAAATTAAAATGAACAAAATTTATGTAAATCCAATTGACATAAAGCCTTTCGATTACGAAAGGATTTTAGTTGAGGTTTTGGGTGAGCCGGTATTTTCCGCGTCTGCTCTTGAAGAAAAAGAAAAAGTACATAAGAAAAAGAGAGGTAGGAAACCAAAGAAAGAAGTGGTTGCAAGCGAAAATGACTTTGCACAAGAAAAACTATATATTGGCAGGATCGTTAACAGTACTTTTGTAGAACAGAAGGAATCTAAGTTTAAGGCGTTCTTAAATAAACTGTTTGTAAAAACAAATACAGAAGATAGACATTTTGATACATGGTTAAAAAAAGGAGAGACTGTTTTGTTTAGGTCACCGGCTTCAGAATTCTATCATCTTAACGGTGTGGATAAACATTTTATTTTAGCAAGTATTTACAGTGTTGTTGGTAAAATTAATGCATAAAATATATAGATATGGAAAACATTGATAAAGTTATTCTTATAGAGCCTATATTTGGAGAAGAAGCTAGCGTAGGGTCAGTTTTTGTATATAACGATAAGACTGGTAGATTTGAATACACTTCAAACGAAACTACAATCACAGAGAGTTCCGAAGACATTTCTAAAATTAATATAACTCTTAGTAAGAATTTTGTTATAGATAATCTTAATAGGTATTTTACTATACCACCCGAAGAAAATCCCGATACTGTTGACGATAAGTATAAATATACTGTCGACGATCTTATTGAAGAAAATAAAGCTGCTCTTTCTGAGTTAAGGGGTCTTCTTTATGATATCTTTGACAAGATAAGAGAAGTAGAAGAAGATATACAAAGGTTGGAAGATTATAAACAGTCGTCTAAATAGTATGGATAAATTTAGTGATTACGAAATACACGCGTTGAAAAAGTTGGCTAATATATATAAAAAGATAGAGTTGTCTAAAGTCAGTCTTTTTATAAGAAAAATTAGTTATTCTATATTTATATTTAAGAATAGGATTAAAGATAAGATTAAAAACAGATAAAATGGAAGATGAGGTAAAGCAAGTTGAAGTTGCTGAAGGTGAAAATAAAGTCGTAGATAACGAGACTGAGAAGGAGCCAAAAGAACAGGAAGAAGTAGAGTCACTGCCTACTAAAGCAGAGCAGTTTGAATTTGCAGACCTGTATATAAAATGCGGGCAATGTGGTGAAGAAACGAAGCTTATAAAAGAGGTTGAGGGAGGCCTAAGCATAGTTCTACCAACAAGAAGTGATACTGTAATGACTTTAGCATGCCCAAAGTGTGGTAATAAAATAACACTCTTCTACAAGGGTGTAACTGCTAAAAAACCTTCTAATATAATACTTTCCGATTTCATAGACAATAAAAAAGAAGACGCTGAAGTTGGTGGTGTAACCGATGATGTTACTACCGATTTGTCTACAGAAGAAGCTTACAAAGAATCTTATGAAAAAGGGGAGTTAGTTTATGAAGATAGTAATGTAGTATAGTAATTTATATGAGGAATCTAGCTGAGGGCAGGAGATTGCTGCAAATTAAAGAGAGAAGTAAGTTAGACAACCTCAGTAAAAAATATGACATAGACAGGGGGGTAATCGAATATATAGTTCGATACCCTTTTGTCTATTTAAGGAGGATGGTGTCTAGCAATGACACTAGGCCAGTTAGGCTTAGGTATTTAGGTGTTTTCTATTTGAAAAAGGAAGATAGTAAAAAAACGCATGTAGATAATATATTAAATAGGCTGTATAAAATTCCAGAAGATATAATAATAGAGGGCATGCGTTTATATTTCAATAATAACTTTAACAACATAGACGAAGTAAACAGTTTTATAAAAAGCTTGTATGATTCTAAAGATTTTGTTTCTATAGATAATGCATATAAGCTATGTAGGAGACTGAAAAAAAGTAAGCAAAGACAACAAAAAATGTAACTTTATGGAACTTTTTGACATAGTTAATAATGAGATTGTCGTATCATCTACTGTGCTAGCCGTACCCCAAATTAAAGCAATTTGGGACAGGGATAGGTCAAAGTCAAAGGAAAGGGCTATGAAAGAAATTAAATATGTAGCCTTCATGTGTAGTTATAAATCACCGTATAAAGATATGTCAGAAGAAGACAGAAAAATGATTCTCAAAAGGGATATAATTAAAGACACCGACTGGGAACCTGATGAAAAGGTAGCAGAAGCTATTGAGATTTATAAAAAGATGCAAGAAACACCCCTTACAAGATTCCTAGATGTTAACTTAAGGAACATAGATAAGATAACTAATTTTCTAGAAAATATGTCTTTTGAGGGTAAGGATGAGATAAAGTCTATAAAAATGCTTGATAGCATGATAAAGGCTAACGAGAAAGCAGGTAGTATGATTAAATCTATAATTTCACTTAAAAAGCAAGTACAGGCTGAAATGGAGGATAAAAACGTCAGGGGTAGTTCTGACATAGGTCTTTATGAAATACCAAAGAAATAGTAGATGGTTAAGTATGTAACTGAAGAAGAGATTATTGAATATGCAAAGTTTTTGGGATTAACAACTATCGAAGTTGTAGATAGTCTTAAAAGACTTTATCCAGAATTAAAGATAATAAATTCTGAGGAGATTGATGAAACCTATAAAGATAGAAGTAAAATATAGAGATAACGTAGATGAGTTTAGGGAAGCTGCAATAACTTTTGAAAAGTATGGTTATTATACACCATATCCAAAGGGTTCTTCTTCTTATATAGACTTTTGGGAGAGAGAAACAAATAGGTGTTTATTTGGATTTACAACTAAAAGTGGTGAGTTTATATCAGGTTATAACTACTTTTATTTAAACTATTGTACAATAGAAAGAACAGTCGAAATAGAAACAGAAGAGTCTGGTAAGAAAAGAAAGAGATTGATAAGAAGAACAGGATTTCCTAGGTTCTATGATTACGATAAAGCGTTTTTTGATATAGTAGAAAAAGCAGAAAATGAGGGTAAACACCTTTCTGTTCTAAAGAAAAGGGGTTCTGGTTATTCTTACAAGTGCGCAAGCATGTTAGTTAGGAATTTCTTCCTAATACCAGAATCAACCTCTGTTGCATATGCTGGTGAACTAGATTATTTGACAAAAGATGGTATACTTACCAAGGCGTGGAATATGCTAGACTTTATAAATGAGCATACAGCGTGGTCAAAAAAGACTCAAAAAATAAACACTAAAACACACAAAAGAGCTTCTTTCGTAGTAGAGAGAAATGGTGTTTTGATGGAAGAAGGTTATAAATCAGAAATACTTGGTATAAGTTTAAAAAATGACCCTTCAAAAACTAGGGGTAAGAGAGCTAAACTAATACTTTTTGAAGAGGGTGGTAGATTGCCTGGGGCAAAGACGGCTTGGCAATTAGCAAGACCATCTGTAGAAATAGGTTCTCAGACATTTGGGTTAATGATTATATTCGGTACTGGTGGTGAAGAAGGTGCAAACTTTGAGGGTATGCGTGAAATATTCTATGAACCAGAAGGATATAATTGTTTGCCGATAGAAAATATATGGGACGATGGGGCGACAGGACCGTGTGGATTTTTTGTTCCAGAGTATTATAACTTAGAAGGATCAGATCCAGAAACTGGTGAAAGTTTTATGGATGAGAATGGGAATTCTAAAATAGAACTTGCCACAAAATATATTTTGAGAGAAAGGTCAAAAATAGAACAAAACGCTAGCGATAAAAATGCAATAGACAGGTACATAGCAGAGCATCCAATAAAACCAAGCGAAGCTGTATTAACTTTAAGCGGCAATATATTCCCAAAAACCGATTTAATAAAACAGCTTGCTTTCATAAGAACAAATTCTTCTGTAAGAGATTTTAAACAGGTTGGTGAACTTTACTATGATGATAAAGGTAAAGTAAAATGGCAGCCTTCTAATAATGTAAAAGATATAACTAAATATCATTTAAATAGGGAAGAAGATAGGGCTGGTGCAATAGTTATATGGGAACACCCAGTAGAAAATCCCCCGTGGGGATTGTACATAGCTGGTTGTGACCCATACGACCATGATAAATCTGGTACAAATTCATTGGGTTCTATATTCATATATAAGAGATTTCAAGATTTTGAGTCTTATTATGATATGATAGTTGCAGAGTATAGTGGCAGGCCCGAAAGAGCAGAGGATTTCTATGAAAATGTAAGAAAACTTCTATTATACTACAATGCAACGGTATTGTATGAAAATCAATGGCCCGGGCTATCTGTGTATATGAGAAACAAGCACAGTGATTATTTATTGGCAGACCAACCAGATATAATTTCTAAAATAATAAAGGACAGTAAAGTAAATAGGTCAAAAGGTATACACATGGTAACTTCTATAAAAGACTTTGGTGAGCTGGAGCTTAGGGATTGGTTAAACCAAGAAAGATCTCCAGGAAAGAAAAATTTACATTATATATTTTCAGAGCCTTTGTTAGAAGAGTTGATAGCTTATAATAAAGATGGTAACTTTGATAGGGTTATTGCTTTAATGCTTGTAATGATTTATAAAGAAGAGTTGCACAACGTACATGTAAAAAAAGCTGTAACAGACGAAAGGAGTAGATATCTTTTTCCAGACGGTATATTTAGAACAGTTGATAATAATTTAGTTTTTATATAATAAAATATGTCTATACAAAACACATATAATAGTCATGTCTTTCCATTCCAAAAATTGCCACTCAGCAAAAAAGACGAAGAGTGGAGGAAGGCGTGTGTTGATTCTATAATAAGCAGGATGTGGTCTAGCGAGGCTATAGAGGGCAGGACAAAGAGGGAAAGAATGGCCATTGCTTACGATTTGTACAACGGTATATTGGACGAAAAAGATATACAGTATGTTACAAATCCTTTCAAGGTTGAAGATGGGTTTCCCGCCTCAATTCAAAACATTAATATAATTAAACCCCATGTAGATTTGTTACTTGGTGAGGAAATACGTAGGCCCTTAAATTATGTTACTATACAAACCAATGAAGATGTAGTATCAGAAATACAGGCTCAAGCAGAAGAGCTATTAATGGAATATCTGCAGCAGAGTGTTGAAAACAACGCTTTAGAAAAAGACAAACCCCTGACCATAGAAGAAATAGAAAAGTATTTGAAATATGATTACAAAACATCCGCAGAAAGACTTGCTAGCAGTACTCTTGAGTATTTAAAGGAAAAACTACAGCTTCAGAATGAGTTTGTAAAGGGATTTAAGGATGCTCTTATAGCTGGTAATGAGATATACTATGTTGGTATAGTCAACGGAGAGCCTTATGTGGAGAGAGTTGATGTTTTAGATTGTGACTATGATAAAGATCCAAACGTTGAGTTTATAGAAGATGGAGATTGGTTTTGTAGGGTAAAATATATGACACCATACGCAATCTACGATAATTTCTTTGATTTCATATCAGAAGAAGAATTCAAAGATGTACTAGAAAAACTTCCAAATAGCGGACGAGGAAGAGACGTTTCCTACTCTCCTATTATATACAGAAATGTTCAAGATATGACAAATTTGTCTTCAGAAGATGAGTTTAGAATGAATATTCTACCTGTATATCATGTTCAATGGAGGTCTTTTAAGAAAATATACTATCTAGAAAAAGAAGACGGTACCACAGAAATTGTTGACGAAAATTACGCGCTGGCCGCCAATGTAGATGGGTTAAAAAGTGACTGGATACCAGAAATTTGGGAAGGTTATAGAATAGGACAGGATATATACATAGGAATACAACCTTTGCAATATCAGTCTCAATCTATGGATGATCTTACAAAGCCTAAGCTATCATATACAGGTACGGTTTATAACGACACTAACACAAGGTCAAAATCGTTGGTTGAGATAATGAAACCTTTGCAGTATATGTATGTTATACTTTGGTATAGGCTGGAATTAGCTTTAGCAAAAGATAAAGGCAGAATATTGAATATGGACCCAACACAGATACCTAAATCTATGGGTATTTCTGTTGAAAAGTGGTTACATTATTTAACAGCTTTAGGTATAAATTTTGTAAACCCCTATGAAGAGGGCTGGGATGTTCCTGGTAGACAGGGCGGAAAACCTGCACAATTTAACCAAATATCTTCTCAAGATTTAAGCATGACTGCTGTTATAGCAGACTATATAAGATTGATGGATAAGATAGAAGACATGCTTGGTAGGTTATCTGGTGTTAGTCAACAGCGTTTGGGTTCTATAGAAACAAGGGAGTCTGTTGGTAATGTACAAAGGTCTGTCTCTCAGTCATCTTTTATTACAGAATATTTGTTTTATAAACATGATCAGGTAAAGAAAAGAGTTCTTACTAATCTAATAAATGTTGCAAAATACGCCTGGAAAGAAAGTGGTAAGAAAAAACTTCATTTTGTTCTTGGTGATGCTAGAAGGGTGTTTATGGATATTAACGACGACTTCTTATATTCTGATTACGATGTGTTTATAACAAATAGTTCAGAAAGCTTTGAGGCCCTGCAAACTCTTAGAACTTTGGTTCAACCAGCTATGCAAAACGGTGCAACATTATCAGATGCTGTTCTTATACTTACTGAGAATAATATATCAGAAATAAAGAATAAACTTGCCGATATAGACAGGGAAAGGGCTAGGAGAGAAGAGGAAATGCAGAAAGCTCAGCAAGAGGCTCAAGAAAGACTTTTGCAAATGCAGCTTGACAAAGAGGCTGAGAAAAATAGAATAATGGAAGAAGATTCTATTAGAAAGGCGGAAACGGCTATTACTGTAGCTGAGATACAAGCTAGCGCGAAGATACTAGACGTTGATAAAAACAACGACGGTGTTGTCGATTTTAAAAACCAACTTGAGGCTGAGAGATTGCGTTTAGAAGCAGATTTCAAAGAAAAGAAATTACAAGAGGAGATGAGAAAGAATAGAGAAAATGAAAGGCTTAAAGAAAAACAAATAAAAGCTAAGTCTAGCGAAAATCCAGCAAAATCCTAATAATAAATTAAAAAGTAAATAAATGGACAAACCGACTACTTTGAAAAAAGGCGCTTATAATGGCGGACTTCCCGACAAGGCTATAGAGATTATAAATAAGCATATTCATGATGAGGCTTATAGTTCTCAGATATATTTGCAAATGGCTTACTGGTGTGATGTAAAGGGTTATACTGGTGCCGCTAAGTTTTTTAGGAAACATGCTGAGGAAGAAAGGGCTCACATGATTAAGTTGTATGATTATATGGCTGATAAGAATGTTATTCCCACTACTCCAACTATAGAGGCTCCTAAAAAAGAATATGCTGATTTGTATGATGTTTTAGAGTCTGCTTTACAACATGAATTTGATGTAACTTATTCATATGAAGTTGATGCACAAAGATTGTTAGAGATTCCATGCCACCAAACGTTTCAACTGTTCCAATGGTTTATAAAGGAACAGGTTGAAGAGGAATCTCTGTATCAGACTATTGTAGATAGATATATGATACTTATGAAAGGTGGTATTACAGGTACCGGACTTTTAGAGTTCGATGAGTATTTAGAAGAATTGGTTTAAATAAAATAAATTATGGCTGAAAAAAAACCTGAGACGAAAGAATTTGGTCTCAAAGATTTAGTAGGAGATTTACTGCCTCTTGCCGGCGAAGATTCCCCCGGTTTTAATCCCGACGATAATATAGAATATAGGGATCCTGAGGAAGTTGAAAAAGAAATAGAAG